CAATCATGGAGGCGAATACTTCGCTGCAGGCGTAGGAGGAGCAATTACAGGCCGTGGGGCAGATCTATTGATTATAGACGATCCGCACACCGAGCAGGATTCTCACTCCGAGGGATCCATGGACCGTGCTTATGAGTGGTATACAGCTGGACCCCGGCAACGTTTACAACCCGGTGGCTCTATTGTACTGGTCATGACACGTTGGGCTGAGAATGACCTGACTGGTCGTTTAATCAAATCTCAAAAAGAACCTAAAGCAGATAAATGGAAACATATTTCTTTTCCAGCTATTCTACCATCCGGTAATCCAGTTTGGCCTGAATATTGGGATCTAGAAGAACTTGAAAAAGTTAAAGCGTCATTACCTGTTAGAAATTGGTCGGCGCAGTACATGCAAAATCCAACTTCTGAAGAAGGTGCTATTCTCAAACGGGAATGGTGGCAAAAATGGCCTCATAGTGTTCCCAAACTTAAACATATTATTCAATCCTATGACACAGCTTTTTCAAAAAAAGAAACGGCTGATTATTCAGCGATTACAACTTGGGGAATTTTTACTCCTGCAGAAGAAGAGCCTGATGCGTTACTCTTGCTCGATGCTACACGGGGGAAATGGGATTTTCCAGAACTCAAAGCGATTGCTTTAGATACTTATAAATTTTGGGAACCGGAGTCCGTGATTATTGAGCAAAAAGCCACGGGCCAACCTTTAACCCAAGAGTTTAGACGAATGGGAATTCCAGTTATTGATTTTATGCCTTCGAAAGGAAAAGACAAACACTCACGGGTCAACGCTGCTGCCCCAATCTTTGAATCTGGTCAGGTCTGGTATCCTGAAGATGAAAAATGGGCTGAAGAAGTGATTGAAGAATGTGCTGCCTTTCCTCATGGTGAAAATGATGACTATGTGGATACAGTAACCCAAGCTGTGTTAAGATACCGACAGGGCTATTTTCTTTCGACTTATGCTGATTATGAGGAAGAGGAAAAATATAAAAGACGAAAAAAATATGTTTATTATTAATTATGGTAGTTAGTATAGCAGCACGAATCGCGGCTCGTAAGTTAGCTCAGAAATTAGCACGACTGGCAAACAAACGTAGAGATAGAGCTTCTTTAACAAAGGTTCATAAAAAAGTTCCTTTAAGAGTTTCGAGTGCAAAACAAATAAAGACTTTTAAACAAAAACCTAAACATCTTGGTGGAGGGCCGGCCCCCATTACTTCTAGAGGTTATACCGGTGACTACAAAGTAGGCCCGCACGCTAAACGAGCCATTTGGCACGATACACGAGCCAGAGGATCTGAAAGCTGGCGCTCAGAAATGACACGTGTCTTTGGAGGAGCGGACATGGCTCAATCGGGGGCAGGTTTAAAAAGAAGTATAAGACGTCTTAATAAATCTTATGCTAAAGATATTCGTAAATTACGAAAAAAATTAAAAACCAAATTCAGCGTCGGAGGCCTTGTTATTGGCAAGAATGTCGACCTAAGTCTTCTTTAAGCAAATTTCCAAACAATAGTTACGAAAAATATTTATTGCCTACTGCGGCAATGCTTATTTTTTGCCTTAATTCACTTTGCTCACTTCTGGAACATTCCTAAAAAGTCGTCATGATATAATAGGGGTGAAAGGAAAAAATGACAAAGTTATATTATATTAAATGCAGATCGGGAGGAGATGCTTGGACCTGCGATGTAACGGACTCAGTCTTAGAAGCTGAAAAGCTCCTTAAAGAGCATCGTCTGGGTGATCCCCATTCTAAATTTAGACTGTCTAATACTCCAGGGCCTGAAGGAGTTCAAGAGTCGTGGTTCAATAAAGATCGGGTCCAAAGACTGCTAAAATAAGAGTGGCGCATTGTAGCTTACTAGTGTAAATGGTATTATAATCTTAGTTTATAAACTAAGGAGATATATATCATGGCAAAAAAACAAGGTTACAAAGACGAAGAAGATGAATCTATTGGAATGAGACTTGGTAAGAAAAAAACCAAGCACGACAAAAAAGTTGCAAGAGATGAATCTTATGGTAAATGGGGCAAACGTTCCAAAGACTGGAAGCAAGCTAAAGCCGGTGCAATGGTTACAGCTAAAACTGGTTCTATGATCAAAGCTAAAAAAGGAAAGAAAATTCTTAAAGCGGCGGCAGCAATTGGTGCAGGTTATCTTGCATCTAAACATCTGGGCAAAAAAGGCTATAAAAATGTCCACGAAACTGGAGCAGTCAGGCAAACTCCAGGAAGATGGTCAAACGTAAAATATCCTAAAGATATCCACGCGGGAACAATTGCAGGGTCAATTAAAGAAAAAGCAGGCGATCTTTATTCTGAAGTAGGATTAGGAGCTAAAAGAGGTGCAAGCGTTAAAGCTAGAGCTGGTAAAATGATTAAAGCTAGAGGTGGCGTGCACGTTAAAACCAAATTAAATGGTACGTTATTTACAGAAACGTTTTAAAGTACTATGGCAGACGTTGAAAAGAAAACTACTGAAGTTGTAGAAACTCCGGCGGCTGAAGAAGTTGCTGTGGACATCGAAACGCCTAATGAAAATTTGGAAGAAGAAATTGTTGAAGAAGCTCCGCAAGATTTTTATGCAAATCTCGCAGAAGAGATGGATGCACGGACGCTTCAGCGGTTGGCCACATATTTAGTCAACGAATACAAAAAAGATAAAATTTCAAGAAAAGATTGGGAAACGGGTTATACTCAAGGTTTAGATCTTTTAGGATTTAAATATACGGAGATGACTCGTCCCTTTCGTGGCTCAGCAAATGTAACTCATCCGTTACTTGCTGAGGCCGTAACTCAATTTCAAGCTCAAGCCTATAAAGAATTATTACCTTCTGATGGTCCAGTTAAATGTGCCATTGTCGGAGATGAGACTCCTCCAATCTATGCTCAAGCTCAACGCGTGCAACAATTCATGAACTATATGCTCATGGATAAAATGCAAGAGTATACTCCGGAGTTTGATCAAATGTTATTTTTCCTTCCTTTAGCCGGATCAGCTTTTAAAAAAGTTTATTATGATGCGGTAATGGAGCGTGCTGTTTCAAAATTTGTTCCTTCTGAAGATTTAGTAGTCCCTTATTATGCAACTGATCTTTTAGATTGTGAAAGAATCACTCACGTTGTTAAAATGAGTGAAAATGAAGTTTTAAAAAAACAAAAAGCAGGATTTTATTTGGATATTGAATTGAAACCCGTACAAACCGGAGTTTCCGATATTCAAAAAAAATATGATTCTTTAGAAGGGGTGGTTCCTACAGCTGATCGCCAAAGCAATCTTAATATTTTAGAAATGCATGTAGATTTAGATTTAGATGAATATGATATTGAACGAGGCACTCACATTCCTTATAAAGACAAACGAGTTAAAGTTCCTTACATTGTTACTGTCGATGAAGGATCCAATCAAGTTTTATCAGTTTATCGTAATTATGAAGAAGATGATGAAACTAAAAAACGAAAAGAATATTTTATTCATTATAAATTTTTACCGGGTTTAGGATTTTATGGTTTTGGTCTAATCCATATGATTGGTGGACTTTCACGAACCGCAACGCAAGCGCTTAGACAACTGCTAGACGCAGGTACCTTAAGCAACCTGCCAGCCGGTTTTAAGTCCCGAGGAATCAGAATTAGAGATGACGACCAACCTTTCCAGCCTGGAGAATTTCGAGACGTCGATGCTCCAGGCGGTAATATTAAAGATCAATTTCAGTTATTACCTTTCAAAGAGCCCAGCGCCACTTTATTCCAATTACTTGGATTTGTAGTAGGCGCGGGCCAACGCTTTGCAGCTATCACAGATATGTCAACTGGAAGTGATTCTCAAAATAGAGCTGTAGGTACCACTATGGCTTTATTAGAACGTGGTTCGAGGGTCATGAACGCTGTGCATAAAAGATGCTATTACGCTATGCGTAATGAATTCCGATTACTCGCGAGTGTTTTCTCCACGTATTTACCTCCTGTTTATCCTTACGCGGTTTACGGAGCAAATCGAATGGTCAAAGTTCAAGACTTTGATGACCGAGTCGATGTGATTCCTGTTGCTGATCCGAATGTTTACAGTATTACGCAAAGAGTGACTTTAGCTCAAGAAAATTTAAAAATTGCTGTTTCTAATCCAAGAATGCACAATTTAAGAGAAGCGTATCGAAGAATTTACGAAGCTTTAGGAACCAAGGATATTGATAAACTTTTAAAACCCGAACCTCAACCGGAACGTAAAGATCCGGGAATCGAGAATGCGGAAGCTTTAAAAATGGAAATGCCTTTCGCTTTTCCAGACCAGGATCATCAAGCTCATATCACGGCTCACGGAGCTTTCATTCAATCGCGGATGGTTCAAATTAATCCAATGGTA